AGGGTTTCGCCAAAGGCGGCAAGACCAATCTTGATATGAAGAAGTATGGTCGCGGCATGGCTAAGGTCATCAATCAACGCACTTCGTCGCGGGGTCGATAATGGCTAATTTCAGTATGAAGAAGGGTGGCAAGGAAGTCGGCTCTGCCGAAGTCTATGCTGAACCCCATAATATGAAGGGTCAAAAAGGCGCGGACGTTAGCAATAACGGATATTTCCCGGAACCAACCAAAGCAGATAAAGTGAATATGTCGGTGGGTAATGTCAACCGTAATGGGTACGACCCCAAAGCCAAAGATGATGGCATTGAAATCCGTGGTTGTGGCGCTGCTACTAAGGGCACCAAAGCCCGTGGCCCGATGGCTTAATCATGAACTACACACAGTTAGTTGCTGAGATTCAAAGCTATACTGAGAATCAGTTTGCAACTGATGATATAAACACGTTCATTAAACAAGCCGAACAACGTATTTACAATACGATTCAGTTCCCGTCGCTGCGTAAAAATGTTACCGGTACAACCTTTTCTGGTAATAAGTACCTTTCCGCCCCGGATGATTTTCTTGCAGTTTATTCTATGGCCGTTGCTACCGGAGTTACCGGGGGTAATATAAATACAGGCACATACGAATATCTGTTAAACAAAGACGTTAACTTTATTCGTGCCGCATATCCGTCACCAAATGATACGGGTGTACCTGCGTATTACGCAATTTTTGGTCCAACTACGACAAGTTCATCAGTTATTACAAATGAGCTTTCATTTATTCTAGGCCCAACACCAAACGCTCTTTACTATATTGAGCTGCATTATTACTATTACCCCGAGTCAATTGTTACCGCTACTACGTCTTGGCTTGGTGATAATTTTGATTCCGTTCTTTTTTATGGCTCACTGCTTGAAGCCTATACCTATATGAAGGGTGAGGCAGATGTTTATAGCGCGTATCAGAAACGCTATGATGAAGCTCTTGCTATGGCTAAGCGTCTGGGTGATGGCATGGAGCGTGGTGATGCGTATCGTGATGGTCAATACAAGCAGAAGGTGGTTTGATGAGTTTCACCGGTAACTACACCTGCGATACATTCAAGTCCGGGCTACTAGCCGGTACGTTTGACTTTGCCGCGCCGACTTCACAGACTTTCAAGATTGCACTGTATGATTCATACGCTACGTTGAATGCACAAACCACTGCGTACACAACCGACTATGAAGTTGTAGCGACGGGATACACCGCAGGTGGACAGACCATTACTCCGTCTGTAGGTTTCTTGGATGGCGTTTCATATTTGGATTTTTCTGACGCCACTTGGACTGGTATTATTACTGCTCGTGGCGCACTGATTTATCAAGATAGTAGTAATATCGCTTTGTTTGTTCTTGATTTTGGGGCGGATAAAACGTCCACTACCCAATTCCAAGTTCAGTTCCCTATAGCATCAAACACATCGGCGTTAGTCCGAATCAATTAAGGAGTTATCATGCAAAACGAAGAAGTCAAAATGAGTGACGCTACTGCGGCGCTTGTTGAACAAAATGGTGGCCTTGCCGATAGCGCAAAGGCTAGTGGTGTTTATCACATCCAATGCTGGGACAAGGACGGCAACCTCAAGTGGGAAGCCGAGTCTAAGAACCTTGTATTGAACGGTGGTCTGCAAGACATGAACTCCAAGTATTTTATTGGTTCGTCTTACACTGCTGCTTGGTATATTGGTCTGTACGGTTCGGGTGCTTCGGTTAATCCGGTTGCTACTGACACGATGGCAACCAGCACGTTCTCTGCTACTGGCTCGTCTATTTCTGGCACCACGCTGACTATTGGTACTGTTACTTCTGGTACTGTAACCATCGGTCAACTTATTAGCGGCACCAACGTTTTGGGTGGTACTTATATTACTGCCGGTTCGGGTTCTAGTTGGACTGTTTCGCAATCGCAAACTGTGACATCGACCACCATCAGTGCAGCAACCGCTCGTACTTGGTCTGAAGTTACTACTTATAGTAACGCCACCCGTCCCGCCGCTACGTTTGTTGCGCCTACTGTTGCAAACCCGTCTGTAGCCACCAATAGTGCTTCGCCCGCATCGTTTACCATCAACGGCACCACTACCGTTGGCGGAGCATTTTTAACAAACGTCAACACCAAGAGCGGTGTTACCGGTGTTATGTATTCGGCTGCTGACTTCTCGTCGCCGGGTGACCGTGCGGTTGTGTCTGGCGATACGCTGACCGTTACTTACACTCTCAGCCTTGCCGGTTAAGGAGAACTAAATGGCTACTAAATTTAAAAAAGGCGATAACGTCAAGGCTAAAGGCGTCATCCCCGAAGGTCCGGTTGAAGCCCTGCGTATGGATGAAGATGGTAATTTCTTCTACCAAATTTCGTGGAATGATGTTAACGGCGAAACTCAACAGCGGTGGTTTGGCGAAGCAGAACTAACTGCGGAGTGATTTAAATGGCGCTTGTTGTCAAAGACAGAGTACAGGAAACCACGACCACTACCGGTACCGGCACCATTACGCTTGCTGGTGCTGTTAGTGGATTTCAATCTTTTTCGGTCATTGGCAACGCCAACACTACTTACTACTCAATTGTTCATCAGACGCTGGCCGAATGGGAAGTAGGTATTGGAACCTATACTTCCTCTGGCACGACACTGTCGCGTGACACAATTCTTGCTTCTTCTAATAGCGGTAGTGCTGTTAACTTCAGCGCAGGTTCAAAAAACGTATTCTGTACTTATCCGGCTGGTAAATCTATTTATCTTGATGCCTCTGGTAATTCTATTGCTCTTGGAACCATAGCAAGCGGAACAACTTTAACCAACGCTACTGGCCTTCCACTTTCTACTGGCGTAACGGGCACTTTGCCCGTGGCCAATGGTGGTACCGGTCAAACTTCTTACACCGACGGTCAACTACTAATTGGCAACACTACCGGCAATACGCTAACAAAAGCCACGCTAACCGCTGGCTCAAATGTAACCATTACTAACGGCGCTGGCAGTATCACTATTGCTGCTAGCAGTCAGATACAAACTGTATTGTTTAGTGGATTTGCCGCAACGGCAACTGGCTCCAGCGGCACAATGACAACCAGCAGCGAACAAAACTCACTATTGCAAAATGGCGTTTACGGTTCGTTTGTGCTGCCAACTTATGCAGGAACTGCATCGGTCAGCGGAACCACCATGACTGTGACTGCGACCACTCAAGGCGCACTGGATGTCGGTTCTGTGGTGACGTTCCCTTCATTTGCTGGTACCGCGACAAACTCCGGCACTACGTTGACAATTGCCACTAACACCGCTGGCGGAGTACAAGTCGGTACGGTTATCAATACGGCGTGTTCAATCACAGCATCAAGAGCTACTAGCGTAATGACCGTGACAGCAGTGGCTTCTGGCGGTGTTCATGTTGGCATGGTGATTAGTGGGTGCGGGACTGTTGTTTCCTTTGGCACCGGCTCTGGTGGTAACGGTACATACAACATGGACGCATCCGGCACTGTGGCAAGCGCCTCTCGCACCGGCTCTGGCACTGCGACCATCTCCGCATTTGGCACTGGCGCTGGCGGCACAGGCACCTACACCACTAACAGGTCTTACACCGCCACCACCTACACGCTGACCGCCAACACGTTGACCAAAACCATTTCGGCACTTGGTACCGGCACCGGCGGTAATGGTACTTATACCGTCACCCCGACTGGTAACGTGGTAAGCGGTTCTATCACTTCAACAGCACTGACGCTGACTGGGACTGGTGGTTCTTCTGGTAGTTGGACATATACGCCAGCTCGTTCATTCCCCAGCACAAGTATTTTTGCTAATCAATTTAATTGGACTTCACCTGCTGCCAGCACAAAAGTCCGCGTATTAGTTGTTGGTGCTGGTGGAGGAGCTGGGGGTGGGGGTGTTCAAGGGTCTTGCAACGACCCTTATTCGGGTTTGGGTGGTGGAAGGGGCGGATATGCTTATGGCGAAAACACTCTCACGGCAAGCACGGCTTATTCAATTACCCTTGGTTTGGCTGGAACTGGGGGCGCTGCTTATGGAAATGGGACAAGCGGAGGTAGCTCATCGTTTTCTTCAATTGCAACTGCAACTGGCGGCACCGGTGGACAAGGCAATAATTACACGGGGACCGATGGAACAGGCTCTGGTGGTAATTTGAAAAACGGAGCATATCCATATTTTTCTTGGGTATATCCGGGCGGCACTAGCGCCACCACCAGCCCAGTTCTTTACGCCTCGTCATATAGTGCTGGGTCTAATGGCAGTGGAGTCAGTGGCGGGGCCGGAACCGGCGGTGTTAGTGGCGTCGTATTGATTGAATATGTGGGCTAAGAAACTTAAAAGGAAAAATATGAAAGCACTTATTTCTCCAAATGAAGTAGTTAAAAACCACGACGGTACCACTGGAGTTCGTATTGCCGAGGTGCATCCTATCGGATTTGAGGTAGCAGAACCTCTTTATTGGGTTGATTGCGCCGATGAAGTTCAGGCGGACGTTTACTATTTTGATGGCACTTCAATTGTGCTGCGCCCAGTACCACCTCCACCACCCCCACCTGCTCCTATAACTGAAGGTGGTCCTAGTGTCGTTGCTGAGTAGACCATTGGTTGCCGGTAATCTTACCGGCACCATTTATGATTTTGAGGTGGCTGGTGATATTTTACCGATGCACGACCACGATGAAACCAATGCTCATATAACTGTTGTTGCTCGTGGTTCTGTAAAGGCATCTGGTGAAGGCTGGGAAAGAGTTTTTAAATCTGGCGCAGTAATTGACTTCCCGGCAAATCAACCGCATGAATTTGTAGCCCTTGAAGATAAAACCAAAATTGTAAACATCAGAAAAGAAACAAATTTCCAAATGATGACTCCGTGAGAATTTCCCAATAAACAAGAGTAATAAATGTTTGCACAAGCGCCATTTTCAGCGGTAGCCTTCTCCACGCTTTTAGGCGTGGCGTATGCAGCAAGCGTGTCTGAATCTGTAGCAGCAACTGATACAACATCTTCGGTACGAACGCTTCCCGGTTCTATTTCCGAGTCATCAACTGCTACCGATTCATTAACCTCAAGCACATCTGTACTTTCCGCCGTAAGTGAATCTTCAACTGCTACCGATTCATTAACCTCAAGCACATCTGTACTTTCCACCGTTAGCGAAACTGCTACTGCAACAGATTCACAATCTTCATCCCTCACAGCTTCTTCTGCTGTAAGTGAAACATCTACTGCCACCGATAGCACAGAAGCGTTAGTTCCATTTGTATCAAGTGTGTCAGAGTCACCCACTGCAACGGATACAGCATCTTCGGTACGAACGCTTCCCGGTTCTATTTCTGAAACATCCACTACGACAGATACAAATAGTGCTGGACAAACCGCAGCATCAAACATTCAAGAATCATCTACAGCCACTGACGCAATTTCCATAATTGTCGCAATGTCGGTCTTTATTGATGAAGCAGCCACAGCCACCGATACAGTAGATACGCTTGCTGCGTTTGTTGCATTTGTTGATGAAACCGTTCAAGCGCTTGATAGCCCAACAGCAAACGCCGCATTCCTCGCAGCAGTTGTAGAAGCAATCAATGCAATGGATGCAGTAACCCGCCGATTGCTGTGGGAAATTATTGATGACTCCCAAGGCACAGTTTGGACTTTAATAGACAACGCATAAACGTCAGGCTGGACGATAATCAACAACAATAAATCAACGACTTGGACCGTTATCCCAACAAGACCAACTTGAGGTTGCGCTGTCAACCATTTAAACTAAAGCATTCCCAGAGGAAACAAAAATGGCAAGCACATACTCTAGCTATAAAATTGAACTGATTGGTACCGGCGAACAATCCGGTACTTGGGGCACAACCACCAACAACAACTTTCAGTATGCTATTGAGCAAGCCATTGGTGGGTATGCTACTCAAGCCTTAAGCACAACCTCAACAACGCTCACCCTATCCAACACCAACGCGCTTCAAAACGCGCGTGCTTTGTTTCTTGAATTTACCGGAACGCCGGGTTCGGGGGCGACGGTTGTGCTGCCTTCTATTCAAAAGTTATATGTAATTAAAAACTCAATCACGACCTATGACTTGATTGTTAAAACTTCTACAGCGCCAACAATCACCATCCCCAACGGGAAAACCGCTTGCGTTTATGTCAATGGTACGGATGTTGTTAGTGCCAATGATTACTTAACAAGTCTTACCACAACTTCAATCACAGCATCTGGCGCAGTTACCGCTGCTGGCAATCTTTCCGCTGGAACTGTGACGGCTGTATCTGGGACTTACAGTCGAAGCGCATCTAGTACATCGCTTGCGGTTACTACCGCTTCTGCACACGGACTTGCTAATGGTCAACAAGTCTACCTTGACTTCACCAGCGGCGGAGCTACCACAGAAGATGGCGTTTACACAATAACCGTCACAGGCTCAACCACTTTCACTGTGACCACGGTTTTAACTACCGCAGTTAGCGGTAACGTCACGGTTGGTTCTTATGCTAATACTTTTACATTAACCGCTCCTATTTCGGTACCGGCGGTGTTTGGTTCGTCTGGTACTACCGGACAAGTGCTTTCAAGCCAAGGCACTGGGATGCCACCCAAGTGGACGACTGTTTCAACCAACGCAATTAGTCAGGGCGATTCAAACGTAACTGTTACCGACACCAGCACGGTGACCTCTGGAACTTATGCCCGTAGTGGTTTTGTTGTAACCGTAACTACTGGTTCCGCTCATGGCTTTACCACCGGTCAGGCATTGAGTTTAACCTTTACGACTGGCTCGGCAACCAGCGGCGTTTATGCCATTACAGTTACAAGTTCTACTCAATTCACAGTTACCGATACATCTAGCGGAACCACCTCCGGTAACGTAACCATCACTACTACAGGCACAATCACGTTTGTTACAGATGGGTCTACACGAACTACTGTAGGCGCGGCCAGTGGTGCAGGCATATTAAAAACAAACGCATACAGAGATGCAACCATTGCTCTTGGCTCTGGTACATACGGAAGGTCTGGGACTACGGTAACTGTAACTACCGCGTCGGCTCATGGCTTTTCTTCTGGGCAAAGTTTGTATCTTGACTTTGGCTTTGTGGCTACTGGACTTACGGCAACTTACGGAAGGTCTGGAACAACCGTTACAGTAACTACTACCACAAACCATAATTTTGCTACCGGGCAGGCTGTGTTTCTTACTTTTTCCGCAGGCACCGGAGGCACGGCAACAACTGGCGCTTATACGGCAACAGTAACGGGAGCCACAACATTCACTGTTACGGACGCTAGTAGCGGGACAATTACCGGTACGCCAGCCGTTACAATTTCTGCTAGCGCAACTGATAACACGTATTCAATCACTGTTACCGGTTCAACTACATTTACCGCAACTGACACTATCACCGGCACAATTTCTGGTGGGTCTGTTGGTATCGCTCCGGGTTCTGGTTTTGGCTTTAATGGTGACATTTGGTACGGGGTCTAAATGCCTATAAACGTTAAAAATAGCGGCACTTGGACAGAAGTTAACCGTATTTACGTTCAAAGCTCTGGTTCGTGGGTTGAACCTAAGTATGTCTATGTAAAAGACGGCGGTGTTTGGAAGCTCGCATATATTGTTACCACCATCTCCGCTTCAACAAACGATGTAAATTTGTATACGTTGGCCGGAAGTCCGGGCACTACCGCCAGATATATTTTTGTGGTTAATGCTGGAGTTGTTATTGGTAGTTCATCTACTTCAACCGCTTCAGTAACTGCTTCCGGGTTCCCGTCTGGTAGTTCAATTCTTTTAGTTAACAACGGGCTAATTCTTGGGCGCGGCGGTGACGGCGCTGCATCGCCTTCAAGTGGTATTAGCAACAACAATCCAAATTATGGCGGCAACGGCGGCGCTGGTGGCAATGCAATCACCCTTGGGAACAGTTTAACCATCACTAATAACGGGACCATTGGTGGCGGGGGTGGTGGCGGTGCTGCTGGCGGTGCGTATTGGGGCGGTCCGTTTAGTTACGGCTATGTTTCTTACAACAGCGGTGGCGCTGGTGGTGGCGCTGGTGCGCCGGGTGGTGCTGGTGGAACGTGGCCGGGATTAACCCCAGCAGGTCCGAGTTTTGTTTCTGGTAACAGCGGTTCTGCCGGTAATAACTCTAGCGGCGGTTCGGGTGGTTCGGGCGGTGGGTACTACAACCCCAATGCAGGCTGTCAACAACTTGGTGCAACTGGTGGTGCTGGTGGTGGTCTCGGTTCGGCGGGTAGCCTTGCTGTTGCAGCTTCTTCCGGGTGTCCGGGTTCTGTATTCAACGGGACTGTTGGCGCCGCAGGCAAAGCAGTAAATCTTAACGGCAATACAGTAACGTGGTCGCCAATTGGAACGGTTTATGGAGCGGTATCATGATTTGTGAAGAATGCACATCTTACGCATACGCCCTAAATATCTACGGTGAAATAAGCGGTGCCATTTGTTTGCCATGCAATACATACATTCCGATGGTTGAAGGACAGGAAGACTATCAAAAGTTTTTAGATTGGGTAAACGCAGGTAATATCCCGCCTAAAATTTATTATTGAGGACGACCTATGGACCAGTTTTTAGCCATCATCAATACCTTATGGCCCATAGCTGTTGGTTTTACTGCGCTGATATTTTGGTTGGCTAAGTCGCATTCTGATATTGAACAACTAAAAGAAAAGGTCCGTGTTTTGTTCGAGTTGTTTAATGAAAAGATGAAAGGTAAATAACAATGCTGCCATTCTTAGCGCCAATACTTACCCAGCTTGCGTCCAAGGGGCTTCAGTCGGTTGCTGATGCTGTGCTTGATAAGGGTAAAGACTACGTCGAAGAAAAACTGGGCATCACGCTTGAACCCAATATGTCCGAAGAAAAGATTGCCCAAATTCGTTCTGAAGCCATGAAGCATGAAGAGTTTATGGTTGAAGCGGAGATGAAGGACCGTGACTCCGCCCGTCAGCGAGAAGCTGCTGTT